ACCATAGCTCTTCGATCTCATCTCGTTTGTAAGTATCCGTAATGAACGCATTGTGCATGACGAACAACAGACCGCCCTTGGCACTCCGTACTTTTGGGAAATGCGCAAACGTCATCAGTGCCATCAGTTTCAACTGCTTGGGGTCAGGGTATCGCGCATTGCCTGTCTTGTAGTCCACGATGTACGCCGAGTCATCGCTCACGATCAACAGGTCTGCGATCCCACGCACCCAATAGTCGGGTGAATTAAACCCGCAAGGGTTCTTGTTGATGTCGAGCGCCATCTCATACTCAACATGTCGGTCACCGTTTGCCGTCAGCAGTGCATCAACCATTGGTTTGAAGCGTTCGTAATTCTTCGCCAGTGGTGTGCCGTCTCGTACGTAATCTTCCAGAGCCTTGTGGACTTCCTTGCCGTACTTGATCTGCTCCGTTTCTCTCGTTTGAAAGTTACGTTGAACCTTGACCTCGTAGTATTGCCGAGGGCAGTTGGTGTACTGCTTCAGACCGGAGAATGACCACTTAACATTCGCCATATGATTCTCCGTATTTCACTTCGCAGGACACGGGCAAGCCCGGTGCCCACTCAGGAGGTGTGGACATTACTTCTCTGATATACGCCATAGCCTCGTCAATCTCTGCCTTCGGCACCACGCACACCGCAGCGTCATGCACGGTTAAAACAGGACGGTATCGAAAATTGATCCGGAGCATTTGCTCACCCACAATTATCCGTGCGAGAGCCTGCACGATGTTCTCGACCATCGCCCCGCCCCAGATATTAACGACACCCCTGCGCGAGTCATAAACAAACTTACTGTCGTATAAACGTAGTTTCGGGTACTGAATATACAGACCATTTGGAAGCCTAATCCCACGCGAGGTTACATGGACACAAGCGTGTTCACCTAGTGTGTACTCGTTTTTACTAGAAGGCCATTCCGCTAAGTGATGCAGCGCACGGTCGCACTCGCTCCAGAGTTCGGGAATCTTGTCGTTCTCTGATCGATACACCGACACAATGCGCTTGGCTTCATCCTCATCGATACTTGCACCGGGCGGTTGGGTCTTGAGCGTATGCTGCAACTTCTTTGCCCCGGTGCCGTAGCCGAGTCCAAGGATGCAGGTCTTGCCTACAAAGCGTTCGACAGGATCAGTTTTGCTGATGACCCGCCCGTAAACCTTGGAGGCAAAAACAGAATACACATCTTCGCCTCGTCTAAACTGTTCGGTGACATCTTTCTGTCCTGCCAGCCACGCCAGAACACGCGCTTCAATCTGACTACTATCAGAGTTGACGACAAAACTCCCAGCAGGCGCCATCACTGAATTTTTCAGTGCCTTCTTTTTCTTATCACGGCTCGGCAGATTCTGGAAATTAACGGCATCTGCTCCTGCCCAACGGCCCGTGTGAGCGCCGTAATACTTGAGCGGGATAGGTAACCGACCGCGATTCCTAGCACCAATATGGATAAAGCGTTCAATGCGAGACTCCTCTATGGTGGATTTGGTGCCAAGTCGTACGGCACACAACTGCTGAATGAATGGGTCTTCATGCTCTGTCAGTTCGATAAACCCCTCGTCATTCTTAGCGAGGGCAAAAGTTTCCTTGCCTGTGGTGGGGCTGATCTTCTTTGGCGGCTCAACACCCAACTCAGTCAGCACGGTAGCGAACTGCGGGTTACTGGCTAACTTCGCCCTGACCTCTTCCTCACTTGTACAGTTCAATCGAGACATCAAGCCTGTTAGTAACTTCGACTTTTCTGTCTTGATCTCTTCCAGTCGTGTCACAAGCAGTGCGTCGTCTACATGTAGTACAGGCTGCGTGTACATGCGTAGCGTCATGTCGATCAGGTCTAATTCGCTAGACGGGAAACCTTCTTCCAACAAACGGACAAACAGTTGGTAAGTAAGATCAACGTCATTACGACAATACCGACCGTAATCAGCAAGAGCCGCAGCAGAAAAATCCCCACGTTTTCTACCCAACGCTTCAACAACTTCTGTGCCTTTTTCACCAAGGCTGTATCGTTTCGCCAGTGCTGCAAGTGAACCCCCCGCATCCACGCCATGAATAGCCCGCGCCATGCAGAGCGTATCGAAATATTTGGCAGGGACAATCCCATACCGCCACGCCAAGATCGCGCCATCAAACTGCATGTTGTGACAGAGCAGTGCTGATGAACTCCAATCTACTTGATTGAGCCACGTTTTGATCTCGGCATCTGTGCCGCTGAACCATTCGGTCTTGTCATCGTTGACCTTCATCGCCACGCCGATAACTTCAAAGCGTGGGTCTCGTATGTACTCTTCTGTCGTCAGTTTTTTAAGACTGAAGTCGCCAGAATAATAAGTTTCAAAGTCCAGTGTTACGAACGCCACGTTTGCCACCCTTTTTCAGTTCCGCTATCTCTTGTCTCAACCGTCTGATCTCATCGTGACAGGCCCACAGTACACCGCCCACGGTCAGGAACTTCATCTCTGTCGTAGTCGATGCATCGTTGATCTCGTTAGGAAGATCGCGGATCAGATCTAATATGTCATGTTCTATCTGCACGGAGACGTTCCACTTCTGCTTTCAACACAACGATCTCTTGGGAGAGGATGTCTGCTTCCTTGAACATGCCACGCAAGCGCATCTCAGATAGCGCCCACCCGACCTTCTCTTGCTGTGAATACTTCCACGGTTGTAGTTCTATCTCACGCTGCCACGATCCCGGCGGGGATTTGTCGTCGATGGTCATTATGGTTCCTCTTTTGTCACAGATACACTGCTCCCACCACGCAGCCGACACCGAAACACACCACGGCTAACATAATCTCAGCCGCGATCATGTCTGTCTTCATGGACTTCTCGTCCATGAGTTCTTTTTCCAAGTCATTGATCCGCTCGTTCAAGCGATCAACGATGTATTCATTTGGCCTGCTCACAGTCCTTCCTCGTTTGCTCACGCACCAACGTCAGTAACTTGCAGATGACATGGCTTTGGGTTTTTTCGCCTTTCAGTTTATGAATCTCGTCAAATTGTCTTGCCAACTCGTTAATCATGTCCCAATCAATAAAGGCTAACTCCAAGTCCTCGCCAATCTGCGCCCACACTCTTTCCTGTGGAGGCATAAGGATCATGTCTTCGGGTTTAGTATCAAGATAAGAAATGTCTTCTTCGCTCATGTTCGTCGCTCCTTAATGTCTTTGACAATCTCTGCAATCTGTCCATCCCACGGCGCGTTCATGTTGTCGCGTGGGTAAAGATTAACTGTCGGATAGAAAAGGCTCGTTCGCCCTTCCTTGTGATTCCAATACCACAACTTGTTCGCATCAAGCACATACGTCGGTACGCCCAACGCTCCTGCCAGATGCACGTTCGCATTCGATACAGACACCACGGCGTTGCACAGTGACATCGCTGCGACCACGCCTTCTAAGTCAAAGAAATTACCCACCGTTGTCTTGCCCGTCTTTTCTTCAAACGGTTCGATGTCGTGATCAGGCTTGCCGTATTGCAAGTTCACGATCTTGACGTTCGGGATATCCCACAGCCCAACTAACTTCTCCAACGCAACACTCTTGTGCTTGTCGATGAGCGGAGCCGTGCTTGCCCATGAAAGTCCAATCAAAAAATCATCAGGCTTGATATCAAGTTCGTGAGTTAAATGTTGTATACGATTGCGATCAGGATAAATGTAACTAACAGACCGATGCTTCTTGATGTCCGCAACTTCATTGATGAAGTGCCTACCCACGCTGCCAATCGGAATCTGTGAGTCGTACTGAGTGTTGTCCACCCGACTGTCATGCGGGATAAATTTAATATCGGGATTAGCGCGGGCAAGAAGATTCATCAGTCGCACATCGACCATCACTGTGACCTTTTGGACTTCTTTCTTCAACGCACCCAACAGACTTGCGTAGATCAACTGATCCCCGATGCCCTGTTCGCACCAGACAAGCACAGACTTATAGCCGTTGCCTTTCTCCCACGATGGGAGCCGAGTCTTGAGCCTTGGGGATTTGAACGTCGGAGTATCCCAACGTCGGTCGTACAACTCCCAACCCCGCTTGAAGTTGCCGAGTTGCATATTAATCAGCCCCACCGTCCACATGGCATCTGTACAGTCAGGATCGATGCGTAGACAAGTCTCAAAGTCAGGCAGCGCCAAGTCCCAACGCCGCATCTCCCAATGTGCGCGGCCTCGCTGAATGTAACCTCCCGCCACAAGTTGTCGCAGTTTAATCACATCCTCAAAGAGCGGGATAGCCTCGTCGTACTTGTCCTCACCAAGAAGTTTGATCCCTTCTTGGTAGATGTCGTTGATGGATTTCACCAGTACTCCCTCCCCGATCCTCGCTTCGCTGACCAGTCAGGTGGCGGCACCCGCGCCCAATCGTTCTGTCTGCGCCACTTCCAATCGCGGTACATCTTTTTGAACCAGTCGATCATGCTGCAACCCCCTTATCCAATTTGTACTCTTTCTCTATCACGCCCTTGTCGCGATTACCGACAAAACAAGAGCGTACAAATGTTTGCGTTCCCGTAGACAAGTTACGTAGATGCGCTCGTCGAAAGTGATACCTCGGGCCATCTCGATCAGCCCCGCTACCACCGCAACGGCTACCCAACGTCTCTTTGACTGTACCGTGCGGCAACTTCAGTACGTGATACTCGAAACCGCCTGCACCCTTTTTCTCAAACGTCCTGTTACGTGTGTAAGACTTTTCTCTACAAGCCTCCAACGTCGCACCTACGCGCAGCGAATGACAGGCTTGAATCAGAGCATCAACGCATCCCGAATACGAACCGGCAATTTGGTTACCTATTACGCCTTCTTCCGGAGTGATTTTGGTCTCTTGAAAAAAATTTACGATAGTCGATGTCATATGCCACTCATCGTTGTTTCCTACTTGTAATAATTCAATTGGAGTAGGGCAAATCATCACATGCTCTGACGGAACCCAAGAAAACCCTAACTTTTTTGGCCACTTCCAAAAACCGTGTATGCACAACGGTGGACACTCTTCATCTTTATTATTCAGTACAGTGTACTGCGAGGCATCACCATCAAACTGTTTGTAATCAAATACAAGAACGACATTTGCAATAGGTGTACCTTTTGTAGTCTCAGTTCTGGAGGCATCTACAAAGTCTCCCGCGAGTACACTAGATTCATCGTTATAGAATCCTTTTTCAATCGGAAATTCAAAAGTAGTAATTGGCGCAGGTAAAACGTACGTAGAGGCCAACTCTTCTTTCGTTGCTATTTTGTGGAAGTCTCTGTAAATCTCGCCATTCGGAGGCAGCACAATGTGAACTGCATCTCTGATGGAAGAGATTAGCCCTTTAAGTTTTTCTGCGACATAAGCGTTTTTTACAACACCTGCCGCTTGCGAATACGCTTTTAAATCACACAATAACTCGGCGGTATATTGCGGAAGGTACTCTTTCTCTGTCACGCATTCTTCCTCGCAGCAATCTCGCGATCCAGATAGAACCGCGCCTTCTCCAAATCCTGCACAGGATCAGAGCCATCCTTCTTGCCACAACGCACCACGTACTTGATGACGTTGCCCAATCGGTAGTTCAAATCTTTGGCTTCGATGAAGTCGATAGTCTCAACGCCGCCCGTCTTGTAGTGCGGGGGGTGGTTGACAGGATCATCAGCAGAAATCAAATCCCACAACCCCGGCTTCGGCTTCTGCTCGACCGCATCTACCGCCTTCTTCATCTGGAATATGTCTTGCAC